GTTGGGGTTGGATAGTAATCACAAGCATCCAATACCTCAAATACAATTATGTTAATATCCAATGCAACACCAGCCACGTGGTCTGACATCCTCTCAAGGAAAGGAATTGCGTTTGATGGTAATTCTATATCAAAAGAATTATAAATTTCAGGGAATGTATTTTGACCGAATTTGATATAAGACAATAATCTTTTTGCCTCTAAAGACATATTAGAAATAATGTCTTTTTGGTTCATAAAATCTGTATTGACTATATCTGCAAAGATTAGCGACATCTGATATGTCGTTGTGTTCTCATCATAGATTATTGACTGTGGAACAGCAAATAGATATGGATATTCAACAACTTGGTTTTGTGTTTCACCCGACATAGTTCTACCAAAATCTACAAGATTACCATAACCAAAAGAATTAAGGATTGGTGAGTTTTGTTGGAATGTTTCCAATATATTAAGAATGTCGTGAAATGTTACGAATTGGTTCATCTAACTTGTTTTACTTCATTTTTTAATTTCTTGAGTTCATTTTGTTCTTGTGTGATTCTGTCTTTAATTAACGCAAGGATTGATAAACATAAATATAGGTTGGTATCTTCTATTTGTTGCATTTTGGTTATGTCATCGTTTGTTAGTCGATATGTTAGTTCAAAGTAGAAACGGGCAGTTGCTTCGGACGCAACCATTTTGGTAGGTGTCTCGTCATCTTCCACAACATCTTGTTCGTCTTTATCGTCAATTCCAAAGAATGCTTTGTACTTGTGATGTATTGATTTGATATTTGAAAAAAAAAATTGGCACATCCAAACCAATATCTTGCTGGTACTTTTGTTAAGAATATTTCAGCACGTTCCATCACCTCTGCTGACTTGAATGGAACAAGGGTGTATTTGTCCCCTTTCTTTGATTTTACGGGTCTATATAACAACGCCATAAGGATATGTATAGAATCATAAATTTTATCACTCTGTGAGAAGATTTCCATATCTACCCATTGTCCCCATTTTATGTCCTTCCAATTATTCTCAAAACCATATTCTACACCGTCTATTTCAAATGTTAATATAATTTTGTTGTCACCATCGCTAAACATATTTGTCGATAAAATACTTTCAACAAATTTCATCTGTTCCATTGGGACATCATAGAGTTCTTCTTTATCAACATCCAAATACAAACTAACCAAATCCATAATGTTGTTATATTTGATTGGGTTCTTATGTATCTTCATAAATTTATCCAAGTTCAGTTCCTCTTGAACTTGTATTGTTTTGTCGTCTAATTGTATTGTTATCATATTACGGTAAATTTTCTTTGTTTTTTTCCAACCTTCATTTGTAGAACATATCTAATACCATCGATAATATGGTTGTCAGTATCCACTGGCTCATCAAGATTGTTTAAGTTCTTATCCTGTTTCCAAACATAAGAATTAAGTTCGTTTATTAAATTTAATGAAGTTGAAGTTATAAATAAATTATGTCTTTTAATTAAATCAATTCCGTGTAGGATTGTAGATTTAACGACTGGCTTTGTGTTTATTCCGTTTCTCTTCATTTCTTCTATTGCTTGTGGGTTTGCACTATCACAAATAAAATCATCTTTTAGGTTAAGTTCCAAATCCTTTATCTTGTAGATAAAGTCTGGTAATGTGGTATGTCTTAAATACAACAACTCATCACAGTATATGGATTCATCGTGTTTGTATACCCCTACCATTGTATTGGGGTCTGACCACCCAAAGTCAATTCCATATCCAAGCAATTTAGCTTCATTGGGTATATGTTCAATTATTTGTTGGTGATTAAATACAACCCTTGTAGGAACACCCTTCTCACCTAAACCAAATACCCTCCATAGGTTTTGGTCTCTATGTTGTAATTTCTCAATTTCTTTTACCTGAACCTCAGAAATAAATGGATTGTCTTTGTATGTAACGATGGTGTAAAAAACATCTTCCTGTCCTTCCAAGTCATATATCCAAGAGTTCCATAATGATGGGTTTAAATCAATTATAACCCTGTCAGATGTACGAAGTATAAGTTGGGTATATTCTTCCTCACTTATCTCTGTTGCTTCGTTCATAAACAAGTAATCACGTTTACGACCACGTAGTTTAGTTTCGTCATCAACACTAAACCATTCGATTGTGTTTGTTCCAAGTTGATAATATCCATCAACGGAATGCCAATCATTTGGTTTGTATAATCCAAAGTTGAGTAAGATTTCTTTTAAGTCCCTTAACACAGAACCCTTAAGTGCTGGTAGGGTTTTCCTGACTATTGATAGGGTTTTGTTTTCCTCTTGTAATAATCGGTATATCCAATAGATAAGAATGTTATATGTCTTTGACGCACGAGATGAACCCTGAAATACACAGATACGTTTGTCTGTGTTAATTAGGTCTTCAAATACTCTCGTGGTTTGGATTTTCATATTCTTTTTTCTAATTTCCATTTGTATCCACCCCTACTTTCAAACTTTGTTCTGTTGTAGGTTCTCATTATATCACCTGATTCAACACCAGTTGCTTTTGATGCTTCATCCCTATTCTTGTAACACGCAATCAGGTTATCGTTCATGTCATATTGACATACCAACCATTCTTCCAATTCTTCACCATTTAATCTTTTCTTTGAGAAGTCTGCATATTTCTCATTGAGTTCCATACCGATGTATTCTCTGTTATTACAACCCAATCCTGTGGTGCCTATTCCACTAAAAACATCAAGGACTACATCACCTTCATCTGTTAGTAAGTTAATGAAATAAGACGGTAAATTTTTATGGAATGGTGCGGGGTGTCTAATGGTATTATCACGAGCCAATCCTGCTGTTGGAAATCTGAAGACATTATCAGGTCTTACTTTATCAGGTAATGTTCTTTTGGTATTTGGTAATGTATAACCTTCTTTGGTCTTATTGGTGTTTCCTGTTATATAATTGATGGTTTTTTTATTCTGTCTTTCACCATCAATAATTTGTCCGTGAGTTTTGATTTTCCAATCATATTTCATTCTATTGCTTGTAGCGTCAGCAGGTTCTTCCAATACCCTATCCATATAGAACTTTAACTCCTTCTGATTCTTAACAAAATGGAATATGAACTCTGTGGTGTTTCTAAACCTTTTGATTGAACCATTTGGTATTCCGTTCATCTTATGCCAGATGTAGGTATCATAAAACTTTAACTTTGTTTCCTTCTGACTACGGTATATCAATTCATAGATAAATGGGTTTCTTAACCCTTTAGAACAATTATCGTTGATGTTTAGTATGAAACTACCACTTGGTTTTAAAACTCTCTCTATCTCGTTGAATAGGGGTAATAACCAATCACAATATTCATTTGGTTTCTTGATTGAAATGTTCTTTCCATAATTCACAATATCTGCGTATGGTGGACTTGTAATTACCAAATCCACAGAGTTGTTTGGTAAGTCCTTAATCAATTCAAAACAATCACCCGTTAATATCATAACTCCCCTTCGATATTCTTCTTAATAATTTCTATTTGTATTTTTTCGTTTGTATGGAGTTTCTCACCCTGTGTGGTGATATCCACCTGTTTCTCTCTCCAATTGTCTCTAAACTTATTAGAAACGATAATAGACCATAATCTTTGGTTGAATCTATTGGACTCACCTTTCTCTACAGCCTCGTGTGCTTTATCGTACCACCATTGTTCACAAAACTTTTGGTATTCATCAAAGGCTTCTTTATAATCTTTTGAACGATTCAACAAATTGTAATGTGTTTGTGTTGAGATTCCCAACTCAATTAGGAAATGTGTTATATGTTGTCCTTTTTTTCCTGCATCAATCATTATCTCTCTCCACATTGGGGTAAGGTATGATTCCACTTTTGGTCTACCTACAGGTCGTTTTTCTTCTTTACTCATCTTCTTTTCTTTATTGTATATTTTATCCCCATAAGTGCAACAGCGTTTTTGATTTCATTGACCACCTCTTCCTTTGATGGTTGACCTGTTGTATTTGGGTAGAGTTGTGAGAATACACCATATAACTCTAACCAATCGTAATCATTCAATTCTTCAATTGACTTCTGTTTTAATATTCTGTCATCCACTTCTTTTGCTATGTTGAGGTGGTCAACAGATTTTAAATTATTTAATGTCTTGGGTCTTCCCCCTTTTTTACAATTACACATATATTGTTGAACTATGTTTATAAGTATATCCTTTGATTAAATCTCTGATTCTATTTTTATTTACTCCGTATATTTTTCCTATCTTATGGTAACCCATATCTGTTGTGTTATATAACTTTTTTATTTCCTCTACCTGCTCATCGTTGAAATGTCTTCTTTCAACCACATTACGACCCCATAGTTTGTTTTCCATTGCATGTCTGAAGTTCTCCTTACTTGTAACCCATTCGAGGTTCTCTATGTGGTTATTTGTCTTATCACCATCTTTGTGATTAACCTCTGGTAAATTGTCAGGATTTGATAAATGTTCCAATGCAACCAATCTATGAACATATCTATTTTTTTTATCAAACCATACCATTTTATATCCATTGGAGTTCATCCAAGGCTTCTTTAACTTCTCGTTGATGTATACCTCACCATCCTTCGTCGTGTAGATTGTTTGTGCCATTTTCTATTTCGTTTTGTAATTCTTTTAATCCTTGAACTGATAATTTGAATATCTCGCTCATTTCATAATGTTCTGATTCTGTTGCTTGAGATTCAAGTACAGATATTTCTTGAATCATATTTTCTAATGATATTTCATTTTCAATACTATAAAGTAAAAGTTTTCCGCAAATTTTTGAAATAAAATTTATTTTACCTTGCTCATCCAAAGAAAAATATTCACCTGCCTCAATATCAAATGTTGCCATAATTAAATTAAATATAATAATAAATATGTTTTAATCAATAAAAAACCCTGTTGAATGGCTAACAACAGGGCTCTTTTAACGAATAGTAATATGGGAGCATTACTAAATCTTATAAATTAAATATATGACTTATATTTTTATATGTCAATTATTTTTGTTTTAATTTTTTGTATATCAAAATACCATTTAGAATAATTGAACTTGTAATTGAAATGATTGTTAAAATAGTAATTGGATTCATTACAAATATTCCAACAGCAATTGGTGTTACAATATTTGATATTGGTATAAGTGTATCTTGTTCCATATCAGTAAATATCACTTGAAGATTTCAATTAGATACCCCCCTTAAATTTTTAACCCTAACTATATCTATATTATAATAATAATAAGTAATATAGTTAGGCTTCGTTTTTTGACCCCTCCCTTAAATTTTCAAGGGGGGTATTAACAACTATCTCAACAAGTTTTTCCATATTAATTTTGTAGATGTTATATGTATGTTTATTATCAAAGTAGATTTCTACTTGTATAATTTTCAAATCAGATAATTTTTTTTCAGATTTTCTTTGAGTATATGAACTCAATCCAATTTTATCTTCAATGTCTGTTCGGTAGAATACCATACCGCTGTTTAAGATATTTGAATCTATCTCTAAAAAATATTCAAACTTATCTAAAAGATATGTTAATAATAAAGATTCATTCAAACCAATCTTTTTAACCATATCCAAATTCAACATCAAAAATTTACTCTTACCAAGTAATTCTCTGATTAGTTGACCGTCTAATGTTTTACGTTTTGCCATTTTGATAAGTTTGTTTTACTTGGTGAATGTAATCTTACTATCAAAGTAATCCTTCAATGCTCCTGTCGGTTTCTTATCATCGGGCATCTTTGCTTGTGGTTGAGTTGTATCAAATTCTTTTAATATCAACTTTTCAACAAACGCTTTCATTATCAATCCATTTTTAGCGCAATGGACTTTCAAGAGA